CTCGGAGCTGGAGCGACAAGCTTCGGTGACGGTTGGAAAGTCATTAAGAGATATTCAGAATATGGTCGTTCAATTAGCAATCTCGAGAGAGGAGCTAGATCGGCCTGGACTATAGCAGAATCAGTATTCGGAGCTTTACAACGTTTATTTGAGAACATTCTAGGTCGTAAGACCCTGAAGGTAGCAGATCAAGCTTTTGCAAAGCATAATATATCAATCACAGATTATGTTGATCAGATTAACGCTTTTGTTGATCCTTTGATGTCATTTGATGATATGAAGAAAATCCGAACTGGAGACTATATGGTAGAACTACGAAATTGTGCAAACAAGGTAGAAGGACTCTTGCTTCATGACATGGTTAAAATATCAGCTACAGCAAAACAGATTACTCTAGGAAAGATTAAAGAATTTAGAGATTTTATGCGTGGCAACAATTTTCGGGCAGGTGATTTGACTAGAAGAATCCCTTTTGGCGTAACCTTCGTTGGTAAACCAGGATGTGGAAAATCTTTAGCTTCAAATTTATTAGCTAAGAAATTAACCGAATTTGGTGTAGTTGAAAACTCGCCATATAAGCAAGATGACATCTATTTTTGGATGCCAATCAAGAAGTTCATGGACAATTATGAACAGCAAGCTATAATGGTCATTGACGATTTGGCTTGCACGACAGATGCAGCAGGCACGGAAGCGCCCGAGCATAAATTATTGCAAATGTTTAGTGATGGAGCTTATTACCCGGAATTCGCGCGATTAGAGGATAAAGGACGAGCTTTTATTAGCGAAGTTATTATAGCCTCAACAAATACCGCGTGGCCGGAATATAAATCATTGCGAGACCCAGTGGCTTTGCATAGGCGCAGGAATTTATTAATTCACCAAGAAAAGATTGGTCCGGATGGACACCTTATGGAAAATTGGAGATTTAAATTAATGCACCCAGTAAAGCCAGCAATAACAGGAGATGGTTTCATCGACAACATTGTCTACACCTTTGAGGAAATTGTGGCACTAGTAGTTGTTAATTTGGAGGCATGGAGGAAATCAGAGTCAACGAATATCTCGGAGATTAAGATTAATCCTAAATTCAAAGAAGCGCTTAGGAACAAGGAAAAGTTTTCACTTATGGAAACGCTCGATCAGAGAGCTAAACGCTTTGAAATACAACCAATACAAACAGAACCACAGAACCTAAAAGATGTAGATGATGATGTTGATGATATCGCATCCCCAATTGTTTTAGAAATGGAAGGTGCGCACTGGGTAGATATCCCTTTGGATTCGGAAGGAGAAGAAGAGGAAATTGAGCCCACAGAGGAAGAATGCGTACTGCACACACTTAAAGCCGAGTTGAAACATCATTTGAGGTTATTAGGAATGGAATATATTGAGCCACAAGAGCACAATTTTGGAACACAACTATTACCTCATGTTGAACGACAGTATGATGGATTTATTGAAAAGAGTTACGTTGATCACAATGGTTGTCACAGATTGCTAGAAGACACAGAAGAATTTTGGAGTGAGATTGCTTTAGAGCAATACGAACTAGCTTGGGACTTCGCTATTGAATGCGGATGGCCCGAGGACGAAATTATGTCTGAGGATACACTAGAATATTATGTGGCATTCTTGAACTTTGCGAAAGATGTTACAACTAATGATAGAACCAACTTACAAACAGAAGTCCAGATGGTAGCAGATTTTGAAGAAATAGATTTATTGACATCCCGTTTAACTTTCAGTAATGAAGGAGAAAAGTGGTATGAAAAATATCAATGTCGTTTAAAATCAATGGCTTCCAGTCTGGAAGATACTTGGTATAACAGAACACGATGGATAGATGATGAGTCCTGGGAATATTGTCAAATGATTCTTGGCATTTTGACAGGAGTTGTTGGATTGATTGCGATTTATAAGACCACACAATGGTTAACTAGTAAGACTCTCGTACCGCTTTTGCAAGCACCAGAGGGACTGAACTATGATAATCGAAAAGATTTGGCGCAAACTAAGGTTTACCTACCAGAAAATCTACAGTATAACCAAACTATTGGCTTAAAACCAGTTAAGATAACGATGCCTGAAGGTTGCGCAAATTTGAATACGCGCGCAATGCTCCAAGGAACAATTAGACAAAATACCTATTGGCTCAATATCCGAGGGAATGGAATGAAGGCTTCTTCTAATGCCACTGTGCTAAGAGGGACTGACGTGATATTTCCGAAACATGATTTGGCTTTTTGGGAACATTCTCCAGATATGGAATTGGAATTTGAATTAGTTCGAGATACCGACTCTAGGAAGGAGATGATACTGAAGAGTAAGATTATGATACACCCACGAAAAGACTTTGCTTTGGTCAGGATGTCTAGCGGCAAATTACATTCACATAAATCATTAGTGGAATGGATGGCAACAGAGGATTCATTAGGAAGACGAGTTGGAGGGTTCAAATGCGCAACAGTATGCATAGAACCGGAAGATGGAAGAAAGGCATCAAGTTACCACTATGGAGTGGCAAATTTGGATACGGCCGATGTTAGAGAAAATGGAGTACTTATGTACCAAGCCCAAGGATATGATTGTTCAATTCAAGGAGGAAAAGGTTTGTGCGGACGGTTATTAGTTGATACAACAGCCGGTTTGGATAAGCCTATCGTGGGATTGCACGTTTCTGGAGTCATCGGGGCTGATAATTCATTCTTTTATCCTTTGTCAAAGAAAGATATAGAATATTTTGATTCAGTGACCCCCTTGTCTACGGCGCCTCAAGCGCTTAGTTTTCCAGAGATAGCAAAACGGTATGAGTCTTTCTTCACAGAAACGGAAGATATAGTCAAAATTAAGGAGGATGCCAGGATTAAGTGTGATGGATACGAGCAGTGTGCTTTATTAAGCAATAGGCTCGCAACTAAACCTAATTTTGAAACCCAATTTGAACCAACTTTATTGCACGATAAGATTATGGAGAATGTACATGCCCCATCACCCCTAGGTCTTTTTAACCAGGGAATTGATCCGGCTGTGCGTGCCGAAGGTATAGAACCCCAACAATTAGCGGAACCAAAGTATCAGAAGAAAACTAACCCTTTCGAAAAGAAACATTTGGAATTTGCAAAGGAAGCATTAACATCGCTTCTTATGCCTATGACGTATCATGATTGGTCTGTTAAAGGACTAGATGAAGCGCTTAATGGCGATAACGGATTCTTAAAACCTATGGATATGCACACTTCACCAGGCGTCGAAATGCAAAAATTGGCAGATGGACATAAAGGCAAGCATGCTTTTGTGCGACGAATGTCTAAAGATGACGAAGGAAATGACATACCGGAGAGCGAACAGAAATGGATAATCAGAGATGAGGAACATAAACCAACAGGTGTTGGCGGAGTGACAAATCGTGGTAGATATTTACTGGACGATCTCGAAAGAATAGAAACAGATTTGAAAGAAGGTCGTGAGACTTTCACAGCAGCATGTTCTAGTATGAAGGATGAAACGCTTCCAAAAGCTAAGGTCTGGATCGCGAAAGTGAGACTTTTTATGACCTTGGCTATGAGCATTACAATCTTAACTAGGAGATACTTTGGAGCCTTTCTGGCGGCTTCAGTAGCCTACTGCACGGTGATACCCTTAGCAATCGGATTGGACGCATATGGTCCTCAATGGACTTTAGTGTTTAGACGAATGAATCGATGGGGTGGACGCTGTATAGCAGCAGATTTCAAATCTTTTGACAGCCAGGCGGATGGTGAATGTATGCTTAATGCTGCGGAAGCCATCTCAGATATATACGACATTAAATCTGGAAAACCCGACCCAATTGGCAGGAAAGTGCGGTTTGGACTAATTTATTTGTTCATACACACGTACGTCGTATGCCGGAATTTATTATACCGGAAATGCCAAGGTATGCCGTCAGGCGTGCCAGTCACTGCACCACTAAATTCGTGTGTCAACGTACAGTATTTGATTATGTGTGTGAAAGCTCTAACTGATGAGGCTGGATTTAATTATTCAGTCAATCAAATTATCTCAATGCTTGAAATATTAGTATATGGTGATGACTTTGTGTTAGCTATACATCCGGACCTAGAAGATATAATAACCTTCAGGACGATGAGAAATTGGCTAGCAAGATATCAGATTGTGATAACACCAGAAACAAAAACTGGCGAGGACTATGATTATAGGACTATGACTAATGAGGTCACATTTCTCAAGAGGAAATGGGCACCAGAACCAGGAGACTCAACAAAAATACGCGCGCCGATCGAAATGGAAACGATCGCAGGAATTATAAATTGGCAGCGCAAGAAGCACCCAAAAGTGCCGATGATGATGAGTCTTATAGAAGAAAATTACCTGCAAGAATTATTTCACCATGGGCGAGAAGCTTACGTAAAAGGCTTAACAGCACTAAATGCGGCGTTGGAGAAAGAGAGAGCAAAAGGAAAGCTCCCATCTCAGATGCGCCAGCACTATGTTGATGATTATGCTATTCGACACCAGTTATGGCTAGAGAAGTTTAATTAATAAGTCCCAGCTACACAGTAAC